GTCTTGACCAGTTGCCGCAGATGCTTGTTCAACGAAATCGAACTGCTTCTGTAGTTGCTGACCAACTGCTCTCGAAACGCTACCTGAGGCATCGTCACGAATGTTGACTGAAAGTGGTTGCCATTTTGGCTTACCTGCAACGTACATAGTTGAGTTGTACACGTTAAGTGTAACTTCGTCAAACTGTACTTGCGGTCTAGCGCAATCGATAACTTGCTTGGTCAACTGTAGGCCACCTGTAGCATCAACACCAAAGTTCAAAAAGTTAACTCTGAATCGGAATTGAAGTTTGGGCATCAAAAGACCTTGGTTGCCACCAGCATTATCAGACGCTACGGTCATGTTGAACAATGATTGTGAGGCTGTTGCCATTTTTATATTCTCCTGTTAGATATATTTATCTTTTGAAATGAGTGCCTCACTAAGAGGCACCCATCTCATTTCTTTATAGCGATGATAATTCACCAGTGTTGAAGACACGAACTGGGATATAGATGAATTCGACTGCCTTAACAGGCTCGATTGCAACGTCAATCCAAAGTTCATTTCTGTCAATTCTTGCAGGTGTGTTATTAGATTCATCACACACTACTAGATAGTCATATACACCACGCTTTGCTACCAAGTCAACAAGAAGTGTTTGTACAACACCCTGAATTTGTTGTCTTGTATATGCATCGTTAGGTTCGAATACGAACGGTCTAGCGGCAATTGTTAATTGTCTACGAATGTAAGCAATCAAACGTGCTACGTTAATACGATCAAGTGCAGACTGTGAGTTGAAACTTGACTTGTTACCGTAGTTAAGTAATCCGTTACCTGTGAAGAATACCATTGGGTTAATCTGATTTGTATACAATACATCACGGATACCAATACGTGTCTTAATAGTAATGAATTCACCTGTTATTGGATCAACATAACCAATATTAGTTGCGTTGTCAATAATACCACGACGAGTACCAGCTGGTGCTAACCAAGGATAAGCAACAGTGTCATTACGCAAGAATGTGCGAATCATCATGTGTGATGCAGGAACAGCAACTAAGTTACCATTCAAGTCTGATGTAATACCTGATGGATAGAATAGACCCATGTAAGTACTACGTGATACTAGACCATCTTCACCTGTTGATGTTGCACCTGCGGCATTAGTTGCCCATGCTTGAATTGCAGTAGCGTCATCTGGAAGTCTCATTGGTGTATCACCGATGATAAATCCTGTTTCACCACGATCCGCATTCAATACAATCATGTTAGGTTGTAGTTCTGGATAGTTTGGTGTAGCCATCATGTTAAACGCATTGTCTTCGTCACGAATCGCAGTGTTTGTATCAATTGCTACACGTAATGCTTGAACAACCATAGCACGTTGTGCTTTACGACCCATGTAAGGTGCGCCATTTGACTGTAGACCTGACTGAGATACCCACGCATCCTTCTGATTAGGAAGAGTTTCATCTGGGAAAGTATTGTTATTGAAGTAGTTTACGATAAACTGCTTAACGTTATAACCTGAACGGCGTGTGTTAAACAACAACATACCTACTGGATATAGACTTGAACTTGGTGCATCTAAGTCAAGATAGTTACTAGTCAACAATGATTGGATTGTTGGAATCGGATCATCTGCTGGATTAGTTGTGCCATTTGGTGCCCAACGTGCATCTTGGAAGATGATACCGTTTGCGTCAGTTCCGTTTGAATTATCAATACGAACCCACTGAGCAACACCGTTAACTAACTGCCAACGATTGATGATTGGATAATTTTCTAAGTCACTAGTGTCAATCCATAAGTCACCGTATACAAGTGATGTACCATCAGACTGTAGAGTTGGTTCACTTGCACTTACGATCGGTCCGTTAGGATCAGTTGCGTTTGAGCCAGTTGGGCTTGGGAAACCATTAGAATCATAGTTCTGATTCTTATAACCCTTCCATGCGCCGTTGTAGTTAACCATAACGTCAACTTCATCAACAACTGAATAGAACCAGTTAGTGCCGTCTGCTGGAGCAGCCACGATAGCACCTTCGTTTGCAGTCATTTCGAATTCAACCCAGTTTGACAACTGTGCTGTATAGTTAGGTGCGCCTGTACCAGATACGTAAGTGATTGATGTTACTGAACCACCGGCACCGATTGAATTAACAATAGCAACTAAATCGTTTGCGCCCGAGACACCGCCCAAATCAGCACCGTCGATTGTTACTTCTTCGCCGACTACATAACCTGAACCTGCATCAGAGAAAGTAGCAGTTGCGATACTATAATTCTGATATTGGTTTGTAACATTGAGTTCTAAACCAGTACCAACACCTGAAGTGTCAGACTGTGTTACTGAAGGGAAGTTATTTGATTGAGTGAATAAACCTTCCTTAACTCCGCTAGTAGAACCAATAATAAAGCCTGCTTCTGCTACTACACCATTAGATAAACCGGTTGCACTATCAAAGTCATCGATTATGATTACACCACCGGCAGTGTGAGTTAGTACAATTGCGCCTGTTGACGCAACAGTAGCAGTTGTGTAGGGAATACCTGCCGCTGACCATGCTGTAACGAAATCAGTTGCATCAGTATTATCAGCAAGTGTTACGGTATAATCTGAACTTAATGAAGTACTTCCTGGCAATGACACATTTACAACAAATGTATATGCACCAGAGTTGAATGCAGGTGCTGTATTTGTACCAGTGATAATTGTTGCACCAGTTGCAACACGCTCCCAGTAGTATACTGGAGCACGATTGAGACCATCGAAACCATATTGAGCATAAACAGTTCCGGCTGGGATTGCCTTACCACCTGTTGAGTCTAATGCGGCTGATGAAGACCAGTCACTTGTTGCAAAACTAAGTGTCTTTGGAATCCATACTGCATTCAAGTTATCCCATACAGAAACGACTGGATTTAATCCAGAACCGGCTGATCCTACCTTGATCCATACTGAACCAGTTGGTCGTGAATAAGTTTGACCTGTTTGCCATAGTGGCTGTTGTGATGAAGTTCCATAGATAAGTGATGGCTGATAATATGTACCAGCAGTAATACCCAAATCAGCAAGTATTGTTCCTGATCCAGTGATTTGTAAGTTATAAGGAGCACCACTTAACTGAGTACCACCTGTCTGTGCTGAGTAAATTTCTAACTTGCCGCCAACAACTGCGGCTGAAAGATATGTGTAGCCCAATGCATTAATGTCTGCTGCCAATGTTGCAACATTGTTATTTGGTGATGCTTGAACCGCAATTGATTTTGACAGTGAGCCACTGATGTTAATAGTAAGAGTCTGTGCCGCAGTCAAAGTTGGGTTAGATTCAGTACCCTGAACAGTTGGGCTAGATGCAAGCCATGCGCCTGAGCCTAATCTTACCCATGTATTATCAGAATTCTTATAGAAGAACTGACCTGCTGTTGAAGCAGTTGGATAATCATAAGTTGGGATAGCGATTACAGCGTATTCACCAATGTTACCAATACTATCTAATGGTGCTCCACCAGATACTAATGTTGAATCACTAATGATATAAGGAGTTTGAAGTGTGAACTGACCAGTTACTTGGTTAAATTCGTTGATACCCCATGTTGAAGTTGTAGTGTCTAACCAGTAAGTGCCGTCTGCTGGGTTACCAGTTGGGCGACCTGTTTGGCCTACTAAACTTGCTAAGTCGATATCTGCTCTTAAACAGTACACAGAATTTGTAGCACCAAGAGCCGAATAAGCGGCCAATAGACCGTATTCATTTAATTCGTAACCCTGAATAGGTACACCATTGCTTGTTGTGTAGAAGAATGGGTTACCATAAAGGGTAACAAGATCACGCTGACTAGTAACTCTAAAGAGTTTGTTAGCGTTGGCTGCTGTGGTCCCGGCTGCAACTGCTGTTGAAGTAGGATCGGCTTTGTTCTGCGCTGTCGCTAACAGAATGAACGGAATTGAGTTTGTCGGCGCTGGAAGATATTGAGATTCGTCAATTACTGTTACTTCTACGCCTGGAGATACTAGTGCCATATTTTATTTTCCTTTGTAAAATTATGAGGTTTACCACCTGAGTTGTATCTTTATTTAGTATAAAATATAAAAAAGGCTGGTTAACCGCACCTTCGAAGGTGTTTTTATAAATATAGTATGTCAACGAAACGGCCTATCTGCAAGACTTGTAACAAGAATCATTGCGCCATCAACTATAAACGTGAGGGTGTAACTCACTATAGAAGTATATGTGATAGTTGTGGGAGCAAGAAGGCTAAAAAGAAACCTAAAGTATTCAACTGGGAAAAGGCTGGATACAAGAAAAAAGCCACATGTGACTTATGTGGCTTTAAAAGTTTATTCCATACACAATTAACAGTGTTTCACATCGATGGTAATTTAACCAATATATCTTTTAATAATCTAAGAACTATATGCCTCAACTGTGTTGAGGTTGTCAAAAAGAAAGAAGTTACTTGGAAACGCGGAGACTTACAAGTTGATTATTGATTTGATCTGACTGTGTAGATTGTCAATGGTACTGTTGTTATCAACATAATGGTCATAGTCTAGTCCAACGCTAGAGTATTCACTAGCATGCACTTTTCCCTTCTGTAACTTATCCTTTGCCAGTACCCATCCTACATTTTTAGGACCAAGATTAAATGCAACAGCATCATCATACCATTCAGGATGTTCGCCACGCTCTACTCTAAGTGTAGTGCCACCTGCATTCTTAATAGCAATGACTTCATTTGCAAATCGGCAAT